TTAAATATCATCCTTTCTATGTCGCATTTTTGGTTTAATAAGCTTTCCCACCATGCTTATAACTTCTCCCCTTATTAAACTCCATCTTCTCCCTTATCGCCTTTTCTAAATCCAAATTCATACTACCACATTTATCAAAAATCCTGATACAGACATCCGCCAACTCTTCCACCACTCTATCCCAACCCTCACCCCTTCTATCTGCTTCCAACGCTTCGGAACACTCAGATACAACCAAAGCAATAAATGTACCAAACTCAATCGGTGTATCATGCCACCCCTTACTCTTTGCCGTTTCAAACGCTTCTTTGCATAAATCATTTACACTCATTTCCTAACTTCTCCTTTATGCCCATTAATATAATTTGGATGAACCAATGCATACATATTTCCATTAAATGAAATACTGGTGGGTTCTCCATTTTTAACCTTTAGCACCTTTACATACGGTCTAAATACTTCACCTTTTTCCCGTTGTTTCACTTTCATACTACAACTCCCATGCAATCATCAAACCAAACGCTACCATCAAAACCCCAAAAATGATAGGATAAACAATTGTCCATTTTTCTTCTTTCATATTATTTACCACCTCTTATCCTATTTGACATATTTTTAACTGCATCTTCCCACGATTTAACAATCTTTTTTAATTTAATATTTTCACTTTCACATTCTGTTAAATCGTGATTGTATCTATTAATAGTATATTTCATTGTTTTTATATCTCTTTTCAATTTTTCATTTTCTTCTATTAACTTCAAATTCTCCTCTTCCAACTTAAACCGTGGTTGTGCTTTCAACTTAATATTTTCCGCTTTCAACTTCGCAATTTCCTTTTGTTGATACTTCAAAGCATCGGTCAATTCTGCCATTGCTTCTAATTGCCAGTTATAAATAATATCATCCGCTTCGTCAATACTAATACCATACTCTTCTAACCCTTTTATATCCCCTTTTTCCAATTGATCTACAATAATACCAACTATCACCTTACTTGTTTGTGATAACATTCTTCTTTCCTCCTACCTATTATTTTTGGAGTACTGACCGCCTGCTCAGGTGTCCACCCATATTCTCTAACCCTTCTCAACATAAACCGCCTGCTTAATCCAATGCTTTCCCCTTTCAATAACTGCTCTTCCGTCACCCCCTGATAGTTCTTTCTGGGTTTTCTTATATCAGGGATTTTATAAGTCTTTTTCCAGTTTGTAATGGTATCGCGATGAACAGACATTTCTTTTGCTATTTCTACATCCGTATAACCTAAACTTTTTAACATCAAATAATCTTTCGTAAAAGCCATAGTTTAACCTGCCTTTATCGTAAATTCATCATCTATCAATACCACTCCACCGCTAACCTGCTTCGGTTTCAAATTCCCTTTCACCGTTAACCCGATAGAGAAATTTTCAAAGGTTACATGTTCTTTCGCCCGTTCTGACATTCCTGCACATTTGACATTTAAAATAGTGGTTGTGGCTTCATAAGGTTCACACTCTACTTTAATGATTTTCTTTTCTCCATCTTCTTCTATTTCTATTTCTTTTGCATATATATCTTCTACATAGGTCTTTTGTTTTACAAATTTTGCTCTTTTAAACGTACTTTCATGTTTCCAGTATCCTAACTTTTTATCGTCTATGATATCCGCTATTGCTTCGGGAATTTCCGTACCTAACAAATGGATGCTATCCGTATCACAATAGAGGATTCTATCAAAACATTTTTGAGCGGTTGTGATTGTTGTCCATCTTGCCCATGATGTAACGAATACACCCATTGGCGTATAAACAGGGTCTTTTTCTGCATCGTCTCCCATGATAAACCCTAAAGAGTCATCATCTTTCATGAATGGTACTTTTCCTGTTACATCGGGATTGGATGCAAATTTTCCATAAAGTGAATTAAGCATGAGCTTTGCGAGTTGTTTTATTGCACCTGATGAATTATTTTTAATGTACATCCACTTATCAATAAAATCTTTAAAAATACCAATCTTTCCCCTAAACTTTATTCCGTCAATATATTGCACATTGTATAAATGATAATGTTCTTCTATTAATTCAAGATCAATGTTAGTTACAAACAATTCTACTTTTTCGCCTTTACTGGAATCTAAATATTCATTTTGTTTTACGTTCAACCGCTTTCTTGTTTCTACATCCTTAATCTGAATGGTAGGAATATGTTTATCTTTTAATTCAAACTCACACACAATATGCTGAATGTATAAGGGAAATTCCGTGTCTTCTTCATACTTACCCTCAAACTTTTTAGGTGTGGCGTACGGGAGTAATTTAGTATACATAATCGAAGGGTATAAACTATTAACATCGTAAACCAAGCCACACCCAACATCTTTACCCTGAAAGGTTACATTTACCCATGTGAAACCGCCACGGTACGCCCTTCTGATTTCCTTATCCGCATTTAAATTTAATATCGGAAATAGTTTCTCAAAACTCTTTTTACTGATTACCGATTTAAAACCCGATAAAGAGTCGCTTCCGCTTGTCATTTTGGTTAAGCCTTGATTGAATTGGATTTCTAATGCATCAGCAATAATTTCTATGTCATTTTTAATATATTCATATTCTTCTTTTGTAATTTCGTGTCCGATTGGTCTCTCACTATGATAGTCAATATCGCCCTTTAATACGTCCAGTTTAAAAGATGTAGCAATGTCTTTTACTTTGAAGGGGAGTTTTTTCAAACTATCATAGATGACTGTATGTAGTTTCTTTTTCCCCTTATATCCAAAACAAATGTCAATCATATACCACTGTCCCATACGGGAAATGATCGTGTTAAATGTTTTCGCTCTTGGTTTTTCACTCCATGTATACCCATTTGCAAATAAATAGTTTACGATAAAAGAACCGTCAAATTTTAAGTTATGGAAAAATAAATCACCTTGAATTTTTTCACACCATTGCATAAATTCATCTAAAGAATTACCAATTTTATAGTTTTTCTTATTTCCTATTTCCATCCAACCATATGCCCACACCCGACAATCTTCCGCTTTGGTTGTGGTTTCAAAATCACAGCTAAACTTTTTTCTTGCCATTCAAGACACACCCCGTTTGTTTCTCGCTCTCTTTTGGTTGCATCACCTCCTTACACCTTATCGGGGAAATTTTTTAGAAGAAAATCATCTTCCAAATAACCATACTCAAACCGTTTTAAAATTTCATTCATTGCTTCCAAATGGTTTAAATTCGCTCCCACCTGTTGTCCTTCGCTATCATAAATTTCAAAGGTAAATACATCTTGAAACTTTTCATTCTTCATTAATTCTGTAAAGTAATCAGGAGGTAATTTACGTAAACGTTCAACCACTTCATTACTTAACCAAAAGCTATCAAACGAACCTTCTATGGATTTAATAAAATTGTTTTTGAATAATTCATCACGATCATTAAAGAAGGTTGGTGAAACTCGCTTTCGGAAGTTTTCCATTTTATCCATAAAGTATTTTCTTGAGGGGATGTTCTTCCATTCTATTTTATCGGGTATATCCATTCGTGTAGGTTTCTTGAATAGTATTTCATTTTCGGGGGTTACTTTTTTATAGTGTTCTTCTGCTCTCTTAATGGCTATTTCCTGTTTTTCTTGAAATTCTTTTATTTCTTTTCCTAATAACTTTACGCCTTTTTCCGTTGTAAAAACTTTATACTCATTCTTTAACCCTTTATTAAATTTATTGGTGAAGTCTTTCCACTCATTAAATTGTTTTCTGTTTTCAAAAGCTGAGAGGGTGGGAAGTTCAATTTCGCCTGTTAAATCTATTCCTTGTTTTTGCAATCTCTTCATTTTCGCTTTTGCGTTTCTCATTAGTTTATTATATTCTTCTTTATCCTTTTTACTAATGCGGATATTAGGCATTTTTCCTCACCCTTTCCCACTCCAAAGTCATTTTGTCATTCATCTTTCGCAAGGCATATTTGTATAAATCATCCTTGGATATTTTTGCCCTCATTAATCGAACAAAAAATCCTCTTTTTTCAATTTCCTGATAGTAACAGATATCCGCTACTACATTTAGGTTTAGCGGACTGTCTACTAACAGATTCCCTAAACGCTTTTTAAATTTATTCCTATTTTCACGGTATCCATCCAAGAACTTATTTAAGTAAAACTCGCTGGAAAAATAAAACACGATTTCAGAATTTGAAACCGTGTATTTACTTTCCTTTAAGTTGTGGTAGATACCTTTCTTTGTTGCAGGCATCCTAACAAC